CCTAAGGGCCTTCCCGGTGCTCTGACAAGCATCGCAGACTTGCGTCTGCCTCTCGCAGGTATCATTTTGGTACTTGTGTTCCGTACGGAAGGAGGGAAACTATGGGCTTAGTTAAGAAAGACAGGTTGCAAACCTTGCGGCCTGCCGGTCTTTCCCACGAAGTCATCGGTTTAAATGATGACAAGCGGCTACAGTCCATAGTGGGTACATCCGAGCTTTTCACAGCTTCGGATCCGACAGATTGGTCTGAGCGTGAGTATATTCTATCTCACCCTAAGATCTTCTCTGCCGATACTCGGTCAAGGATTCGTCATGTAGACTGTGGTAGTGCTTTTAGCTCTACCGCGTGTACTTATTGGGATACGTCCGTGTATATGATCTTGGACGCTTCCACAAAGACGATACCTCGCACTTATCATGGTTGGTTAGATGCCAAGCAAGATGGTGCGATTCCTGGTAGTATTATCTGGCCTACCTGCGTGCCTCTGAGTAATCCTCAGATGTACGCACTAGGTAGCTCAGCAATTGCCAGGACCTTGCCCAAGAACCCAGTAGCTAATTGCTTTGTTAGTATGAGAGAGCTCTTAAAGGACGGTGTCCCGAAAGTGCCTCTTGTACATACACTCAAGGAACGGACCTCTTACTTTCGCAAGCTACAACAGCTTGGTGGGCAGGAGTATCTGAACGTTGAGTTTGGATGGGCGCCATTTATTGGCGACGTCCATAACTTAGCACGCGCCGCTGCTAACAGTCATTCTATACTGTCGCAGTACGAGCGCGATGCCGGTCGTAATGTCCGGCGTAGCTATAAATTCCCTTTGATCACCTCTGACTCCACGACGACGAGTATGGGATCCACCCAGCCGCCATTAACGAGTCAGATTAGTCCAGCTTATGGACTCTTTCCATTGGAAAAACGAGTCAGAAGAACTCAAAGTTCTTGGTTCTCTGGCTGCTTTACCTACTGGCTGCGCCGATCTGATTCTGTGATCGGCCAGATGGCAAGGATTGCCCAAGAGGCTAATAAACTTCTTGGCGTTGAACCAACTCCAGACAATGTCTGGAAGAGTCAACCCTGGACTTGGGGTCTCGACTGGGCTAGCAATGTTGGGGATGTTATCCACAACATTTGCGCTCTCCAAGACGACTCCCAGGTGTTGCGGTATGGGTATCTAATGACTTATACTTCGTCAGAAGATACTTACACCCTTCGTACCTCAGGTACTAAACTGGGGCGCGATCTTATCCAGATGTTTGGTCGATACGACAAACGTCGGGTTAAGGCAACTCCGTACGGTTTTGGACTCGACCAGACGCTCTTTACACCGAGTCGTCTGGCCATTATTGCTGCTTTGGGAATTACCTTTAGCAGTGAAAGGAGGTAGGAATGAACGTGAACAACGAAGTGCTTGGGGAGGTGTATTCTAGCCTCGTCAGGCGCTATCGAAGCGAATGTTCAAACTACCTGGGTCCAAAGAACCAGGTAGGGAGGACTGCTTGTCTCATAGCGTACGATTCCAACTTTAAGTTGGGATGTCCGTTTGATTCAAGCAACAATGCTGACACCAATGAGGCCGGTAGGCCTTATGATGAAAGCAATCAGGCTAGTTGCCTTTGGAAGGCTCTCGAGAACGTGGATCAGGTTTCTTTTCCTGACCACGATCACGGGGTCCTAGGTTCTTTGGGATGCGGAAGCGGGTGTGCTGATGATGTTCGAAGGAATACCATCGGCGGTCCGTTTACCATGTCCCAAGAGCCGTTATAGGTCAACTAGCTGCTCTCTGGATGGTTCTTACAGCGTCGTATGGTTTTATGCATGCGACGAATGTCTGCCAGTGTCAGCTGGTGAGGCATATTTTCACCTCATCGCAGCCAGCGATGATAATCTCAAAGGAGTAATGCCTTGTCTTTCTCAGATCCGCAGTCAATTAACATTGGCGCGGGCGCTGTATCTCTTCCGAGAGTAAGCGTCGGTGCAAATACCTCGACCTATACATCGGCCGATGGCAATTTGCAGCTCGTTGTGGCGAATGCCTATGGAAATAGGACTCGTCGAACGGCACGTCTTAATGTCAAGAAAACTGCAGCCGACCCGTTATTCCCAGCTCAGAATGCCCCTTACAGCATGAGTTTTTATGTTGTTTTGGACATTCCTCAAACTGGGTTTAGCGTTTCTGAGTGCGTGTCGATTTCGGCAGGTCTTATGACTTGCCTAACGGCTAGCACTAATGCCAATCTCACCAAAGTTATTAATGGTGAGAATTAATTAATTGGCATGATTCTCGGTCGGTTCTGTGGAGGCAAGGCTATGGATTAGCTTACCCTACCTGATAAGGAGGGGGCTATGAAAAGCCTTATGTTACTCTGCGAGACTGTGCTGAGAGATCTCAGCACGCGATGCGGTACGTCAAGCACCAGCCTTGATTTTAAATACGTCAAGGCTCGTTCTGAACACGAAGGGTTATCATTCTTGATGATAACCTTACCTCGCTACGGAAAGGACTTCCAAAAAAGTCTTGACCGTGGCTGGGTAGATCACGACATGTTCCAGGGTTTAACCTGGCATGCAGGTCTCCCCCGATTTCTCGGAGGTTTCCTTGATCTAGTGTTCGATCGTAGAACTGGTAGGTTGTTGGATAAACCTTCGATAGATGCCATCTTTTCTTTTCGTCAGTTTACACTGATGTGGGAGAAGATGGTGCACGAGTGCACGCCTAGGCGTGTACGTGACACTGTCGAAGTGTACGTCCAATGTGAGAAGGATGTTAAATATGTTGACAGAAGAATCTCCGAAGAAGAGCTTAGCTCATTCTTTCGGTTATCAACAATCATATGGGGCAATCCTATGCAGCACGTAAACAATGAAGTGCAGTCATTCAGGATT